CACCTGAATCCCATTTGTATTGTACGCCTGTGTTAAGGTTAGTAGTATATGCAGTGCCAGTATATGTGCTTGCATCGAATACTACCTGCCATGCAGTACCGCTCCATTCAACTATGTCGTTTGCACCAGCAATAAAGTCTGTGCCGTCATTGTTTTTCCAGTCATCGGCACCATCAGTATTAACTGCATCTCCAATACTGTTGTCTAATAACAAGAACCTATAGCCTGTAGTTTTTAGTGAAGCAGGACTAGTTTTTTGAGGATCGATAATATAGTGTATTTTATTATTGTCACCGTTTGGTCCAGTGAACACAGTATCACTAGGTAATGTATCTGCATCCCAATTAACTATCAATTCGTTTGGATTTGCAGTGTTTATCGCAACAGTACCAACTACCTCAGTAGTTAAATCTTTACGTTTTAACCGTATTTCAGTTATGCCAGCTTCAAATATTTCCGGAAAGGATTTAACATATGCGTCCCATAGTACTCCGCCAACAACGCCACGTCTTATAAGTTTTGCACTATTACCTAATATTAGTAATCCATAATCCTTAAAAGTATTAGTAATTACATTAGTTGTATTATCTTTAATTGCACCAGCATTTCTATTAACTCTGTCAATCTCTCCTGTTGGTGTTATGCCTACAGTTGTGCGTATATCAGCACTTGGTACAGCAGTATCGGCGTATGCTGTTAATTCAGGTTTGCTTTGTTCTAATCCAATAGTACCCCGTGATTCATCGTAGATACTCTGTACAATACTCGTAACTACACCTAGTCTTTTTACTTTCGTAGGTGGTGAAATGTATATTGGTGTTTTAAATCCTAGTTGTGCCACATCTATTTCTGTTTCAGTTCCAACTGGTATACTTCTTGAACTAAAACCAATAGTATCTAAATTTACTACACTTAAACTAGTCCAATCTACATAGTTATCTGTTGTTTGTATTTCTAAACTCGGATTAAACAGCATTAGAATCTGCTCCATTAATTGCAATTTCTGATCTGTATTTGTAGTCCACAAGTCAACATTTACACTGAGTGTGTAAGGAGTTGGCATTAATCGTTCAACTGTATAATTTTTACCTTCGGTGTTTAAATATTCTTTACCGTTGCTATCGTAAGCACGTTCTCTAATGTTTAATTTATTAACATAACTTGCATCGCTTAATCTAGCCGTATCCATTTCCAGTCCGGTTATATACACAGCCATACGAGGTGCACTAGGAATTTTATTTTCACTATTATCTCTTAGTATGTGCCCTACTTGACGAGTAATATCACCGTACATTACTGGCACTTCAGTAGTTATTCCGTTGCCGTCTTTATATGAAAAATTACTCATAAGTCTTACAATTTGAGTAATATATCTACGTATTTGTCCGTCATAAAAATGTTGCATTAATTATCCGCCTTAGGTCTAAGTGCTTTAGATAAACTTTGTCTTTGAGTTACAGCTTCACCACCTATTGTATCAGTGCTCGTGTTATTAACAAATGTACCTTTTTGTGTAGATTTTGTATTTGTGTTAGTAAGTGTCATACGTACCGAATCTTCTTGTTTAACCCAACGAGATCCGTCATTTCTAAATAATCTATTTGGCATAAAATCTGTCCTTAGGAAAAAATCTCCTTCTACACTACTGCCCGGGAATGTAATACCGTGTCCAAATGCTTCACCATTGCCCGGAATACCGTCACCTAATAAGTAACCTTGGTAACCTTCTCTTTTTGGAGTTTGCATTACTCTATCAGCAAGTTCATTTGCTGTGCTTGCATCTAAATCGTTAGTGTCTACGGTAACTAAATCAACCTCTCCGTTGTCGTCAGTGGCAAGACTAAAAAAATGACTAGTATCATAACCTGATTTTGCAGCATCGGCTTCCGCTTGTGCAACTACAGCATTATTAATTTGCATTTCTTGCTCGTAAGTAGACAATAAATCTCGCAATGTGTTTCCACCCGGATTACCTTCTTCTGCAGGAAGATCGAGTATTTCTTTATATTCTTGACTATCCATAATTTGTTTCAGTTTTACTCTATACAAATGCGGATACCAAGTAGGTGAAAATCCTTCAGCAGCCCTGTTAACATCTTCTACCACATAAAAACGCTTCAATGCAACACTATAATCATTAAGTGCATATTCATCTTTTAGATGCGGCAATTCGATTACATCTCCTGCCATAATTTTCCTACCAAGTGTTTTTACACTTGAAGATATGTGTATGGTCATAAACAATGTATCATTAGATAAAAATAAACCAAACTGACTCATGTTAAAGTCTATGTCTTGTACATTGTATATTCCTCTTAAACTGTAGATATCAGGATCGTATTTACGATCCCTGTTTTCCATAAACAACATATCTTGTATATTAGTTTCGGTAACAGCATTGTATTTTGGCTGATCAGCAGTCGCATCTGCTTCATCCGGATTTTTAGGCCCTAAATATTTGTGAATAAAAACGTCTGTACCACCTACAGTGAACATTTCATAGATACGATTATCTATGAATTCGAAGTCTTTACCCTTTTCTGGTTTATATAAACTAAGTCTTGGCATACACATATTTATCGATACGATAAATACTATTGGAGAAACTATTCTTATGGCAACATTAAAAACAAAAAAACAAGAAGTATTTGACTATGTATACGCTATGTTAGGCGGAGGCATGGTTGATGTTGAATTAGATCCTGTGCATTATGAAACAGCTATTACAAAAGCACTTACAAGATTTAGACAAAGATCAGAAAATTCAGTAGAAGAGAGTTATTTCTTCATGCCTACAGTGACTGATCAAAATACATATACTTTACCAAATGAAGTTGTTGAAGTACGTCAAATATTCCGTAGATCAATTGGCTCTAGATCAGGCGGTGGCGACGGCGGAACACTATTTGAACCATTTAACTTAGCGTATACAAATACATATTTGTTAGCAAGTTCAAACATGGGCGGATTAGCAACTTATGATTTCTTTAGTCAGTACCAAGAATTAGTAGGTAGAATGTTTGGATCTTTTATAGAATTCAAATGGAATACAACTACAAAACAACTAACTATATTACAGCGTTCTCGTACAGAAGAAACACTAATGTTACTGTGTTATAATTACAGGCCAGATGAACAACTACTAGATGATTACCTAGCAAAACAATGGATTAAAGACTATACTGTTGCAACTTGCAAATATATGCTAGGTGAAGCACGTAGTAAATTTGCTACTATTGCTGGACCACAAGGCGGAGGCCAACTTAATGGTGATGCTTTAAAAGCAGAAGCACAGCAAGAGATGGAAAAACTTGAAGGCGAAGTTTCTACAGCAGTCGCAGGCGGAACTGGTTATACCTTTACAATAGGTTAAATTCTACGTAGGAAGTTTGTAATTTTTTTTACATTACTACGCCATTTCCCCATATCTTTTTTATATTGGTGCATTACAAAGTAACTGTAAGCATTATTTGCATACACATCGTCAGCAGTCATTTTTTCTATTTTAAGATCTATATAGTCGTTTGTTAATGGTACTAGCTGACAAAGAGGAGTACCTGCTCTAACAAGATATTCTCCTTTTAGTTTATGCCATTGTAGCTGTAAATTTACTTCGTTGTATTTGTCACTGTTTATTATACCATGACAAGCTGAAAACATATTATGGTCAGGATAAGGTATAGGAATTTGTAAAAACTGTAGATTTTCGCTTGCAGATAGTTTCCAAAATGTATTAATTTTAAGTATTAAATCACTGCTGTCGTCCCTTGACGGGCTGTAGTCGTGTAATTGGCGTGTAGGATGGAAAGAAATATATTTGCCTTTGATATCTTTATTAAATTTTAACGGGTCAATATTCATATGCCATTCTAAATCTTGCTTATCGTTATTTGTTGTAATAACAAAGTCAAAAGGAGCAGTTACAATAAAACCTTTATGTATTAAATCTATTATACCAGGACACCTAGCAGTATTTCCAGATGTTTGTTTGACAGGACATGTACTATTATATGCCGTAACTTCTTTATTTAATTTAGATAGCCACTTGAATTTATAGTCTTTTGCACGAATAACAGGATGTGCTATTTCTACACCCGGTATTTCGTTTACAAATCGTATAAATTTTTTCTTTTTGAATAACATTTTACTTGACAAATACCTTTGATTGCTATATAATAGTTATATTATTTAAGGACTAAAACTATGATTATTGGTATTTGCGGTTTAATTGGCAGTGGCAAAGACACTATTGCGGATATACTTGTACAAGAAAAAAACTTT